TGTCTCTGAGAGTGTCTTCATCCATATCAATAACTTCAGTCAGAAGGGACAGGTAATCGTCTGAATCCTTGTCTCTCTGAGCCGTCAGAAACCGAGCACGAACAGCGTTCGACTTAACGATACAACTCTTCTGCTCAGCGGGGTTCAACTTCTTCAAGTAGAACTTGGAATCATTACCATCATCGTCTGAGATGGTTTCCATTTGCCCGCGCTGATATAGATCTTCAAGCTTAGCCATATTTATCCTTGTCCTTTATACAGGTCGGGAGGATCGCAATGGATCCTCCCGACTCTCGACCTAATTACTCCGTAATACTAGCACAAACTTTACGTCTATGCCACTGTTACTCAGGGACGCTCACCTTGGTAAACGATCATGGTTCCCGAGTCTGAATTCCAGTTAAACGTAGGCTGGCCCTTCTGCTGTACGGAAGTCTGCATGGCAGGAACCTGAATACGTGCATCTGGGACGTAGATGGTCTTCAAGACATCACCAGTATCGGGGTGCTTGATCCGCATCTCCATCTCAAGAGGAGTGGAGGTAAGGGCGCCAGCCATCTCGTTATCCGGAACGTTGGCAACCGTGAAGATCTTAGTCATCATGTTGTCAACATCTACAGGCTTGACAACAAGGTTACCAGAAACCTCAGCGGTATCGTAGTCCTGTGCAACGTAGTGAGTGTTGCCCAGCTCTTCGTCAGCCTCAAGGTTCACTCTACGAGTGGCCTCAATGGACTGGACGCCATCCCAAAGCTCAAGAGCAGGAGTGGCGGCACCGTCAGAGATGTAAACCTCAATGTACTGACCGCGGACTGCAGCAGGCTTCACCGAAACGTTCTGGTGAGAGTTCTGAGGGAAGGTGTTAGCCGTAGTGGTAGCGTACACAACGTGCAGCTCATGGTAGCCCTCGTCGAACCAGTCAACCAAAAGCGTAACGCCAGTGGAAGTGTTCGTGTAGTCTGATCCGAAGAACAGTCTCTTGCTCTCGTTGGTGGTGGTGTTAACCACACATACCGAGACAGCGTTAAGGGTGTCACCGTTGTCATTGAAGGTGATGTCACCGGTCTGAGCGAAGTTGTAGGACAGAGTGTTGTTTACAAGAGTAAACACCTCAGCCTTAGGCGTGCCGTCCTTGACGTAGTAGATACCGTCACCCTTGAAGTCGAACGACTGGGTGGCGTTCTGTCGAACACCGAATCGGTACGTTACGGACTCTAGAGTCAAGTAAGGAATAGCCACGCCACCGACGATGTCGAACTGGCCATTCTTACGCTTGAACGGAGAAACCACGTCCAAAGGAACTGAATCTGCAAAGTCGAACTCGTCGCCCTCAACAGCCGCCGTTGGGTCTCTGTTGAGAATGAGAGACTCAATCTCAGTAGAGACATCCAAGGACTCAATGCTGAATGTAAGGTCCGGAATGTCTCGAACAGTAGCTACCGTTAGATAGTTACCGGTCTCGTAAATCTTCTCTTCCGGGATGTTCAGTGACGACACACCACCGGTCTGGATTCTGTCAATTACGAACTGATTCGCAACGTGCAGAATCTGTCCTGCCTTTGTAGCCACAAGAGCCTCCTAGAAAGTACTTTAATATGCATCAAAAAGTGACGCGCTTATGATAATACTCGGCACTGAGAACCCTTAGTCTTAGGCTACAATGGGAACAAAGTGCCCGGCTTGATTCGAACACCCTTCTCAGCCTTCTCGGAGGCTTCCGCCATACGCTCATCAAAGTAGATCTTGTACTCAATCGGGAATCTATCTTCCAATCCTTGAAGGCCAGCATCCAGATAGTGGCGAGCCTTAATGCCGACCGTGGGAAGACGCTTCTTGATCCGTACCGTGGCCTTCGCCCCTGGACCACCACGGGTAACAGTCTTCACCAAGGTAACAGCACCAGGACGGAACTCGTTACCAGTACTGGCACCCGAGAATTCATGCCTTGGGATGGATGCATTCCCGTCACCATCGAAGAAGATACCAGCAGGCATTGAGAAGCCAGGTCGTGGCTTGTCCCTGAATCCAACAGGTGGTCCAATAACCCTGTCATCGAACCGTAACCTGAATACACCATTGGGACCGCCCTTGCCAGCGGCCTTACCAGCACCGAAGTTCAATCGCGCCCAATGCTTGGCCTCATCATTAAGGACCTGAGTGTTGGCGAAGTAGATACCATGAGCATCAGAATAGGCGAACTTGTCCGACCTTACTGCCCTCTGAAGGCCACCCGTCAAACGACCTCTCTCCGCACCGTAATGCTTGGCTCGCGAGCTGATCTGAGAGACAGAATTCCTAGTTCGAGCAAGCATCTCTTTGACGATCTTCTCATTGGTCGTCTCAAGCTTGCGAGGGTTGTTGATCTGAACAGCTTCAGCTAGAGCTTTCACCCCACCATGAGGACCAATCGTACCCCTAGAATAAGTGTTAACGATGTTCTTGGCCAACGCTCTATTCATCTTCATAGAAGAGTCGATACAGAACCCCGCAAGATCTAACATCGCTACTCCCCTATTTCTAGACTAGCCTTCATAAACTCGGTGTTGTTGTGGATGTCTTCAAGCATACTAACAAAGTAATCGTTAGAGATACCCGACTCGCTCTCTGCTCGCTTAACGCAGTCCATCGAAAGTTCGGCTAACTCATTCACTTCATCGAGGATAACCTTTCTCAGACTGAAACAGACGTCATCAGGTAAGAACTTATCACAATTAGTCTCCTTGAAGGACAATAGGATAGCGGAGGCTCGCCTGGCCCTTCGGTCGATCGCATCATTCAATTCTTCCGTTAAATCACTCATCCGTCATACCTTTCAAGAATTTCCTTGGCCCATACTACCAAATCTTCTACACGTTGACCGGCTGGTTGAGTCTTTACCCACAACTCCAAGTTCTCTGGTCTATTATCGGTACGAACACCATTCTTATGGTGGATATTCTCGCCCTTGACAAGGGGCCTACCGATTGTTTCTTCCATGACTAGGATATGTTCTAAAACATATCCCTGCTTACTTGAACGTGGATGATCTGGACAAAGTTCTAGTGTATATCCGGCCGCATTAACAATGTATTGCTTCTTTTTCGGATACGACCTTTTAGCCAACCCAGTAACCCACCGCTCTGCTGCCCCGCAGGATCTACACATCTTAGATGTTCTAAGCTGCATTGGGCCGTGGCAGCGAGGGCACTCAAACATAGGTCGATTGTCCATAAACTTCTTACGAGTACAAGGAAGACAATTCCACTTATGTAGAGTTTCAAACTCAACTCCACACGTCTTACAGTCTCGCTTTACTGGATTAGCAGCCTTAGCGTCTTTATACTGTTGATACCTCCGCTTCGTGCGGATGGCAGTTACTTCCTTCTTACACTTCGCACAACGGGCTTGACCCTTACGATTCACTGCCTCGTTAACGTTACATCTTCCACAAATTCTATTCATACCAGTTTATCGTCAATGATGCACATTAAATCAAGAGCCGTAGTAATTGTCAATCAACAAGAAGCGACAGCTGTACCAGTTCTTCAACCAAGTATCAGCAGCGATTTCTGGCTTGTCGATGATCACGTCCTCAATCTGACAGGTGAAGATCGGTACCGGAGTAGCCAGTGTCCAATCATATACTTCCAACACTGGACCTTGGCGCCCTATGGAGTACATCTTCCCTCTAAGGATATCTCGTACATCATTGATCAAATGGATGCCAATGGACTTGTCGGCTGCATAGAAGTCCACATAGAAGCCCCAACTTACCTCAGTGAAGTCCGACCCCAGTTCAGCTTCATTCTCATCCATGTCGAAGTCAGCCAAAGCAATCGTGTTTAGAGGGATCTCTCTATTCAGCGGCAAAGGCTCAGGAGTGATCCGAACATTCTCGCGACCGGGCTGCCCGTCGAACCAGCCGAGCTGATCCAAGGAGTCTTCAAGCATACGAAACAATGAATCGTGGATCAATCGGGAGCGAAGTCCGCCAGTGTAGTCAGTCATTTTCTGTTACGCCTCATCCGCAGCTTCGCAGTAAATCGGATACATATCGAACTCAAACATACTGATCGTGTTGCCAATACTCTTGATCAAGAATGTAGCCTCACTGATCAGGATCTTATTAGCACCTTCGACTAAGGCGTACTCCTCTGCCATGACATAGACAATGGCGCGAGACGGCGTGAACTCACCAACAGAAGTCATCTCTTCTCGGGATACTCTAGCCACGTACTCAACAACACAATCCACCTTAACTGGAGCATTTGCAACAGTAGTGGTTGGGGCTGCGTCCCATGAATATGGGCGACCCATGGAGTCTGCAGTATCGAACGTCTTTACATCGTCCCAAACAAACGTAGTCTGCTCAGCCGTTTGATTCGGATTGGCCATCTGCATGGCGAAGAGAATCCCTTCACGGAACTTGGCGTAAGGAAACCTTGGATCTGTACCACCCATAATACCTTACCTCATCCAGTAGGAATCGCCGTAAATCAACACGTCATTAGCAGTAGTGGACAGGTCAATGATGAAGTCGGTAGTAGCACCAAGATCAGACAGACGAGACAGGATCATATCCCGCTTCTTAATCCACTCATCCAAGATAGCCTTAAGGGCAGTCGCAGAGTTCTGAGTTTCAAACTCGGCAGGTCCGGCCTTAGCTCGGAACAACGTATTAGTGTTACGAATAGACTGCAGGATGATGTTCAGGCCCGCGTAGAGGACAACGATCTGCTGATAGTCCCTCTCCAAGTCGTCAGCGGCTGGATCGTCGGGAACGATCTCATCGTCTTCATTGACATAGAAACCTGTAAACAGACCGGCCTCAATCCGCGCAGACCAAAATGCATCAGCCAAATAGCCGACCCACATCGTGGACGTGACGTTAGGATACAAGTCCTCGTCGGGTGGGCTGATCGTTCTCTTCAGAGGATCGATCAGATCATTCAAATCTACAGCCATGGAAGCCTCCTAATACTTAAGCAGTATCGGCAGACTTCCCTACGGAACTGACCGAGCCAGACGGCTTCAGTTGGGCAAGACGACCCTCAAGAGCTTGGACACGCTTATAGGGAGCGTCAGCTTCCTTAGCGATCTCAATCCAGTGCTTCACGGTGATAACGTTCGTGACCTCGCCAAGACGAGTTGCGAACGTACCAGCGTGGCCCTTGATGAGCTTACGCATCTCTTCCTTGTCCATAACGTTCGGGTTGTTAGCGAACTGAAGTCTGTCCTCATCGGTAATCAAGCGCACAGGCACTAGCATACCATTCAGGAAAGGATCCATCGATTCGTCTGCACAGATCTCCTGATTGATCTTGCGATCACGAGGAGTAATATGCAGCTTTCGGCCGCCCTGTACGCGCTCTTCACCCATGCTGCCGTCTGCGCCGATCTTGCGAACAACGGTAGACGCTTCAGTGGCATTCTCCCACAATTCCGTTACATCATCTGTTGATGTCATTCTATCTCCTTTTTCCCTTTTATAGAAAGCCAAAGGCCATGGGGATTAACCCATGGCCCAAGACTATCACATTGAAATAGCTTACGCTATCATTGAACCCGCATTTTACCTTAATCAGGCAGTGATGCTGGTGTCGATGATTCGACGTAGACGCTCTGGACGCCACACGATTCCGCCGAAGTCACGACGCTGCATGTAGTGCCAGAACCAGTTGTCCTGCTCGGTGAACTGCTTGGTCTTAGCGCCACCCCAGAAGGCAAACTTGGAGGCATCTCGACCCACGACCCACAGCTCGTTGGCTGGGAAGAATGGGTTGTCGTTGTCGTCCTTGTAGTTCCGAAGGTTGACGATGTTAGCACCACGGTACAAGCCCATGACGCCACGCTTAAGCAGCTGCTCGTTGGTCTCAGGAGTGTATGCGCCGTACGCACCACCATTGAGAGCAACAACACCATCGACGATCTTGTCGGTGATGGTTCGGCGACCGATGATGACTACGTCATCGTTGGTCTCGTCCTTGACCTCACGGATAGCCGTGTTCAGCGTGTCCAAGGACAGGCCAGAAGCTGACGTGTAGTAAGGGGACGATGCCGAGACAGCATCCTGGAAGGTGCGAAGAACCCGAAGGTTGATCTCACCAGCAAGACGCTGGATGCCCTGGTCGATGACACGCTGAGCGGTCGGACCGAAATCGGCTTCCATCTTGTCTTCCATCTCGGACACGTGGAAAGCCACTGTGTCACGAAGGATCTCGAAACGGTCCTCACGGATCGTGCTTTCCTCAATGTAGCCACCTGGAGTGATCCAGTGTGCCCGCATACCCTTAGCCTCTGAGACGTAGGAACGTCCAGTCGGCGACAGGTACTCAACGTCAGCCAAGAGATCAATCAAGTTCTCCTGCTCGAAGCCATCGGTGATCTGCTGAGAAATGACTTCCGCCATCTCCTCACGCCACGCATCACGCTTCCAGTTGAGACGGGCTTCCTCGTTGAGGGCCTTGATCTTCTGCTCGTGAGCTGCTCGCTCTTCTGTGGTCAATCTCTTACTCATTGTTTTCTCCTTAGAAGAGGAAGCGAGCTTCGATTTCGCCGCGGTCAGCACTTACGCCGGTAATTACCAGCCATGCCTCATCGACGTCCGAGGTCTCGACCCAGTAGCCATTGTCGTCCGAAGGGGTGTCATGCGGACGAAGGTAGTTGCCGACAGCGACAGATGGAGTAGCCTGTGAAAGCCCCGCCACCATGATTCTGCCTGCGTAGTCTCGCTGTCCGTAGAACGACCGGTCTTCGGTATTGCGAAGAACAATCTTCACCTGAGGACCGGACACAAGGTAGCAACCGCGACCAGCAGGTGCCGTGTCAAAGTCCGAGTAGGTGGTTAGTACAGGATCGAAGCCGCTCATGGCATCGTAGCTCCACTCGTAGATCGCTAGACCGTGAATACCCGAAACCGGGCCACTCACGCCAGTAGCGACTTCGACTGGAAGTCTGCCGTTTGCATCTTCGCCATCAGCTGTGATGACCTCAACGGGGGCGCCGAACGGAATGGCGTCCTCGCCTGCAGGGATCACGTAGCGCGCAGCTCGCTGACCCTGGTGAGGCTGTACTCTGAATTCAAAGTTACGTCCGTAGGTTGACATTTTCTATCTCCTTAGTATGCCCGACGTGCGTCGAAACCGGCGTCACGTAGTTCGCCAAGAGCGCTGAGATGCGACTTCTCACCATGCTGCTCGGAGGCAGTCTCTAGCTTGGTGGTGGTCGGAATCTTTGACTCGATCTTCTTGCCAGCCTTAACGGACAGGACCTTGTACTCTTCAAGAGTTGCGGTGAACAGCTCTTCGTCCATCTTGGACCATCTATCAGCGTTAGCCTCAAGATACTCGTCGTCGAACGATGCAGCTTCCTTGACGGCCTCTACTCGCTCAGCCTTCTTGGACTCAGCAGCTTCGGCAGCCTCGGCAGCTTCCTTCTCTGACTCTAGGTAAGAGATGGTGTCGGTGAGAGACTTCTGAGCGGCAGCCAACTGCTCCTCGGCCGCAGCCTGAGCAATCTTCGCGGCGTCAAGGTCGGCCTCAATAGCGGCAACCTTCTCATCCGCAGCCTTCTGAGCCTCAGCGACCCTCTCGTCAACCGCAGCTTCGTTCTTCTCGGCCTTGAGCGTATCGAGCTCGGCCTGCAGTGGAGCAAGTGCTTCGGCCAACTTGGCTTCGACCTGTTCCGTTGTAAAGGTTTCTCCGCTCACGGTTCCTCCTAGAGCTTCTAAGCTTGCTAAACAAATCTCGCACTTTTCAGCATCATGTTCGATCCCTGAGGACTCGATAACGCTGTTGTGCATTTCCTTGATTAGTGCTAGTTCTTCGATCTTCATTCTTAGTCCTTAAGTCATACGACATGTGGGGACATGAAGTACATCGGAAGTGCCCGATCTAATTCAAATCTTAGCGCGTGAGAGCCTGACGATTCAGCTCCAAGAGCGTCCTCATCATATGTTCTGCTGTCGCCGTGTCCAGTGAATATTGTGCCTTGACCTGCTCAAACGCCTCCTCGTTCTCACGAAGTTGCGTCTCAATCAACGCACTGACTTCGCTAATGGCGGCGTGCCTCCATCCTGGGCGGTTGGGCGGCAAGATGAGTGCGTTACCCATGAAGTCAGGGTTAATCAAGTTCTTATCAGAAGAGGCAGTGAAGTCATTCAGATGATCACAGTAAGATGGGTCAGTGCGTGAAATGTACTCAAAAGTCTTATCACACTCGCCGCAATTAATCTGCTCTGGTCGAGCTTCCATACTGTAGAACAGTAGACCTTCAGCGTGGGCCTTCTCTACCTTCTCTGCGACTTCGGGGAATCTCGCCTTCCACAATACGGAAAGAGCCTCCACGTAAGGATTGAGAGGAGTTGCCTCTGCAGCCCCTTCGCCACCAATCGGGAAGACGATCTCGCTGGCCGGAACGTTACCGACAATCAAGGAAGAGTGGTTCACGTTAAGGGGTCCGTACTTCAAGCAACCGATCTTTGCTTCCAAGTCGGCAAATGAGAATCGCTGCCGGTTCGTGTTGGCACGATCTGCTTCTACGTACTTACCTAGAACCCAACTATAGTTCCTGTTCTGGTACATGTGATTCTCTGCCCATGCCAACTCTAGGTTGGGATCGCCAGGCTCAACCATATGGGCACGCGATGTCAGGAAGATGCTCTTATTGCCTTCAAAGACGAAGTTGTCATCACTCATGATCAGTCTGCTTTCTTAGTAATGTTCCGAGGAGCTTGGCCTTGGCCTTTTCCAGGAGCGGCTCCGCCCCCATTGGACCTACCTCCACCCATTCGACCTACATTCTTAGTATCGGCAGGAGCCTGATCAGATCCATCGGGTCCCCCATCCGAGCCGGGAATTCCTTGATTATTGGGATTGATTGTCTCAAAGATGTCGTCCATCCCAGAATCCTTCTCATACTCACGCCATCTAGCTTCATCATCTTGATCCATGTCGAACTCAGACAGAAGAGTCTCGCGAGAGATCTCATTCATGGCTCTAAGCTCAATCATGAAGGACGAATAGCTTGGGTCGAACTCAAGAGCGATCTTCGAAGGAACGAACCTAAGAGTCGGATCCTCATCTAGGATATCGTTCTTCTCCATAATGCGCTCAAAAAGATTACGCTCCAAGGCACGCTTAAGCTGATGGCGTGATGACTCAAGACCCTTACCAATGACTCGGGTAAGATCGCCAGACTTGTCACCCTTGGCCCCGGACGAGTTACCAGTCCAGAACACAGTCCCATTACGTCTTACAAGCCAGGTAGAATCAGGCGTGGTTGGGCACCAAACCTTGCCGGAGTAGTTAACCCAGTCAAAGTTCTTGTTGCTGATAGGCGAAGTGAACTCAGACTTCAATAGCGTGGTGGCAATGATAGGGTCCAGATCTCCAACTGGCTTACGAGTTGAGGTTCTAATTGGACGACCCGAAAGAACAGCAGCCATCTCAAAGGCTCTCGTGAAGTCAGGGTTGTTGCTGAACATGGAGTTCTTACCACCAGAACGGCAACCGTCGGCATCAACGCAAGTCTCAACAAACAAGTCAAGCTGCTTAGACGTCAACGAAGTCAAGAATTCAGGAGTAGGAACCTTATCAGGGGATACGGTATCCAGAAGAGAAGCGATGAACTCAGACTTTACAGCGAAATCCCTATTAGCCCCCGTTCCCCATTCGTTCCACTTGCCATCCGTGCCAGGTTCCCCAAAAAGGGTACCGCACACGTTCCGAATTCTGTCACAAAGGGTCGGGTTCGCAGTTTCACTTTGAGACACAATCCTTCTCTCCCACGCCAACCCCCTGCTGTGGACGTAGCCTTCGGTCACGTACCACGCAACAAACTCAACGAACTCATCCGAGAACGGTGAAATCACTGGAGCATCATGCGGTGCAGAAAGAGGAATACGTGAAGCAGTGTTCAATGTTTCCGAAGTCTTCCACATGTACCGAGTGCCATCTTGCTTTGTGAACCAACGGTGGTTCGGGGTAGACAAAGAGGAGTGGGACGCCGACTCCATTGAGAGCATCTTTCCATCATAATCAAATACATTAACCGCCTGCAGATCTTGCCAATGCGATCGCTGAGTGGCGGGATCCATTGTGAGGACTCGTTCACCCTTCTGCAACTGATCGTAGGTCTTCCACCCAGCAGAGGTCATAACCTCAGCATCAGGAGTCAAACAGTAGTTACCTGTCATGAGGATTCGATATAGACGTGCAGTTAGACGAGCATCAATCGTGTTATACTGCTCAGGCTTCAGAGTTGTATCAGTGCTTGGCGTGACGATCTCAATCTTCAATCGGTGATCACCAACAATAAGGGGCATACGTGCGAGCGAACGGGCATAGCCCTTCAGTGCATTAACTTCAGCAGGAGTAGCAGGACGCTTGTCCGTACCCTTCGTGATCACAATGATGAAGTTCGTAGCTGCAATCAGGTGGGTTCGATCTCGTTGACGCAGGTTGTTCTTGATGTCCAGAAGCTCAAACACGCTCTTAAGACGAACGTTTGCAAACTTCTGGTATCCAGACTTAGTATCTGTATGACGCCACACGGACTCAGGGTTAAGAAGATAGAAGCTAGACGTTCCACCAACTGTACTGATTCCCATGTCAGCAAGCTGGTTTCTCTCAGACTGAGTAGGCTCGTACTTCTGAGTAATGATCTGCTTGATGATGAGGTCTTCTTCTTCACCTGCGAGAACCTTGTCGATTCCTAGAGACTCCGAAGCGTCGGGCATGTAGAGAAGCTTCTCCTTGCCAAACCAGAACATACCGCAAGGTACGACCTTCATAGGGTCGAGCATGGTGATCCCGAGAGGAACTTCCAAGCCAGTGAAGGTCTTCTTCTTCTTCTTGCCGGTGTCAGTCTTGCCACGTACCTTGAAGTTCTTGGTGCCCCACCAAATAGCAACGATAACCTGAGAGTAAGTAAACATCTCACGCCACATCTCACGCATACGAGAATCAAGATCTACCGTCTTGGCGATCTGATTCCAGATGTCTTCCTGATCTTGGTCTTGTAAATCGAACTTCATCTTTGAGAAAGCCAAAGACTCAGTAGTCTCCACAACGCCGGATACAACATCATCTGAAGCAACAGCATCGAACGCTACTTGGAATTGATCATATACGCTACCAGGCGTAAGATAACGATCACGGTTGAATATGCCGCCCAGTCTACGGGAACCAGAGTTGGCCTGCAGATCCGTGGCCCATTGTTGGATGGCGGCGACCTCGGGCGAATCGTAGATAGCCTTATATACATCAAGAGGGTCGACCTCGACGCCAGTATTATTGACGATCTCTGCAGATTTAATAGTTCGATCGACAAATTCCTCTACGGGCTCAGCCGAAGTCTCTAGATCAGGTCCGCTGCTACTCATCATTATGTGGTCCTACCTACTAATTTGAGGTCCATTTCTTGGACCGCTTGCCTTCTGCTATGGATCTTGAACTGCCTATCACACTCGTTAATGAACGGATCCACCTCATCAATACGCATGCGACCGGCTGCTTGCTTTGAGGATCTGGTGAGCTTCCCACGCACTTCACTCATTCTAGCGGTCCAAGAGGATAGCTTTAAGAAGATATCCTCAGGGAATTCGTTAGGAAAACCCTTCATCTCAGCGTAGTAACCATCAATTTCTCTTCTCAGCTTACTTAGCCAGTCGTTACCCTTAGTTTCGTCAGTACCTGAAGTTAGTTCGAACGCAGTCATTTCACCTTCCAAGGAGTTCGTACGAGTTCTACCATCCTTCAAGGAAGTCATCGTACATTGGGACATCAATTACATCTTCTTGAGCCTGATTGCCAAGAAGCTTCTCAATCGGATATTGCTTCCATGCCAAAGCGGCCATGCGGGCGGCGTCGAGAACGTGGAAGTTTCCAGAAGAGTATCTTCTCTTCTTTCCGTACATATCCATATCCGACTTTACAACCTGCATCTGCCCTTGGAAAGAAGCGAGCAGAGAATCGTCGAATGGCAGCCAGATGCGACCTTGATCCACCATCGTCCTAAGAACGTCAGTGGCGTATATCTCAACGATAGCTTCGACTGCAGCTTCGTCTGCTGGATCATCAACCATTTCGTCGAAATCAACCCGTTCATCGAACCCGACTACGATCTTAGAGCCAAACTTGTATCCTCGGATCTTCTCAACATAACCAACCGCAGCATCCTGCATGTCTTGGAACAGAGGAAGTCCGTTACCGGTAGCATCCATTCCGAAACTTCTCATACCAGGGAAGTTCTTGAACAACCAAGAGATGACTCTCACTTGATCACTTGCCTTAACACGAACAAGCTGAACACGTGCAAGAAGCCTAAGGTAAGACTCTCCATCCGCAGGAACCTTCTTGCCAAACTTCTCCCGAAGCTTCTTTTCAGCCGCGTCCATCTGACACTCACCGAAGATGAGGATCTCAGATGGATCGTTGGTGTAGCCTACGTCCATACCTCCCCAGAAACTCTTAATGGCTGAGTTAGGAACAGGAATGTGACGGGACAGCACAGACTCAACGTCACCGCCTGCATCATTGATGATCTCGGCAGTGATCCTAGTTTTGTTATACTCGTCACTGTTGTAGTCCGACTCGTTCTCAGTATCAATGCAGTTATGGACAAGGACAGGCTTTTCCCCTGCATAGAACGAGGGATGTCCCTCTACCGTCAGGTCGTAACATAGGACATGATCTTTTCCACCACTGAGCTTGTTGAATTCATCACTTCCATATTGGAGAACCTCAATACTGTCCACCCTTGAGATCTTAGCCATGTGTCTCTCTTTTCATCCTCATCGACAAAGTACTTATGGTTGTCGCCGTCTACTTCAATGGCGATCATATTATTTACATTCGCTATATCAAGATACATGTATACAACTCCAGACACTTCGCCTAAAGGGGCGCACCAATATTGTGGTTGCCAGTCAGAGCTGGATCCACCAAGTTCTTGCCAAAGCCTGAACTGAGGAATAGGCAGACCACCGGTTTGAATTGACTGCCATGGGGATTTGACATACTCGGGCAATCTTCTAGAAGCGTAGCCACATGCCTTAGAGCAGAACCTTTGCGTTGGGCTGTTCGGCACAAACTGCAATGAGCACTCAACATAGTCGCAATCCCTTGAAACGCGCCATTCAGGAGACTTCTGGTTTGCACACTTGGTTCCACAAAACCGAACCTTCTTGGATGTCCTATAGAAGGGATATCCACAACGTTCGCATTCACAGTATTCCTTGGTCTTGCGAGACGATGGGAGGGTATTCTCCCTAGCCCACGCCCCACTACAATCGCGAGAGCAGAACCGCTTGTTTCTACCACTCTCTAATATTTCCCCGCACATCTCGCATTCACGAACCTTACAACGGTCTGGATTGCGAAAGTTATATGCACACTCAGTAGAACAGAACTTAACTTGATCGCCGGAGATAGGGATATCACAATACTGACAAGCATCGAATCTTTGACGCGTCTTCTTTGAGTCTGCATTGCATCGGACGCTACAGTACTTCCTCTGATCCCCCTTGAGGTCCGATCCGCAGGTCAAACAAGCTACTTCCCGCTTCGCCCTAGCGCGAGCATCACGACACCACACAGAACAGTAAGCGGATCCTCGCCCCATAATGGGCTCACTACATTCCTTACACCTCTTCTTATTAGCAAGAGATTCCTTCTCACCAAACTTCCTCATACAGCTTCTGCCGCAGAAACGCTTCGCTCGACTCTTCTCCGGAATCATCAACCCACAATTCTCGCACGTCTTCTGGCGAGAAGAGCTGATCTCCCGGTCGAAGTTCTCCAGCTTGGACCCATCCTCTTTGGGTGAAAATGGGGTGGTCTGGAGTACAGTAGAGTTCGTTCCCATCAACAACCACCTTACAAATAGTGTCATGCTTAGATTCGATGTTGTTCAACACCGTCCCATATCCAACGGCGTTTGCAACCTTTGAACCTATTTCGACATCTTGGATTGGAGTTGTAATGTCTCCATCCAACGTGAGGATGGGAGTATCCCGAAGTTGACAGCGCATGAGACGGTGGAGCACGAACAGGGGATTGGTGGCGTCACCGTGCTCACCGAGCACGTTGCGACGATAATCAGGGTCGTCTCTGGAGCCGTACTCAGCAATCTTCTTCCTGCGAACAGTATCCGACCATTCTGGCGAGTGCATGGCGTAGATACGGTGAACCGTCCACTCAGTTTTCGGATCCGCGGATCGCTTGTAGAAGTCGTCCTGAACACCACGGGTTACACCGTGAGCACGCCATGAAGCCCCCGTCATACCTTGACGAAGGGTTTCAATGATCTCGGTCCAACCAGCGTGTGGGTAGTCCTGAGCCTCATCCTGCTCTAGCCAGATCGGGTGAGTTCCCTTAATTCCACGCCCATCTCTCTGAGGAATCTTGCCCAAGATACGAGCACCGTTGGCGAAGTTCATGATGAACGGTCGATGCGAAATCCTCGACCTATTCTTCAACAGCATCTCTTGAGCTAACCGTGTAGAAGTGAAGAGTTCTTCAATAATTCCAGTGATAGGCTGAAGGTGGTTAAGTTCAGGGGCAGTAACAACCATTTCCTGCTTAGGGTACAGGAATGGAAACGCATATGCCCTGAGCTGGATGCTCTTGCTATTATGGGTAGGGATCATGGTTTCGCCAACCAAAAACAAACTACTAGGCCCCGACACCCTAATGCAGCGAACCGGAACGGAAGGTACCGGATCAACAGACTCAACGATTCTGTGGGTCAATTTGGTTCGACTTAGAGGAGATACTTCTTTTACTCTATCAGCTTTTCTCTTAATCTTGAACGGCTGGATATCCAGTGGCTTAAATCCTACCCTCCAAACAATACCAGCATCCACGCCATTACACCTTGCACGCTTTGAGCCAATAAAGGGCTTCTGACCCAGAGATGCCGCAAGCTCAAAAACGGACCTAGCTAGAAGTTCACTCTTGAATGTAATTTCACAACGGCCGCTTTTGCAGCAATGCCCATCGCTGTCCATGAGACCCTGAAGTAAACTGAGCCTTTGAGCCTCCGAACCTCTCATGTAAGATGTGGGCACGTGCTTGTTGTTGTGCAGGTTAAGCTTCTTCAGCATTCGATTCAATTCGAATCCAACTAGATCCCCACGAATAGGACCACCAGCAGACGCTCTGTATTCACCACGAATAAACTGCGTAATAGAGGAAGGATAAAGGCCAAACTCTTTAGCGAGATCTCGTAATTCTTCCCCATTCTTGACCCGTATACGAATACTCCTTACATCCCCACTGCTGAGAGAATCCACACGAGGCTTAAATTCAGGATCATCCAATACTGGAAGCTCTGTCCATACATCATGAACACCCTTTAGCCTGAGGGCGTATAGAATGTTGCCCTTGAGTTTATCCAAGGAGTATCCTTCAGAGTCTAAGATCTCTTCTACGTTCTTATAGTCTTCGTCACCGATCGTGAGCATAGCCCCCGCCGAATGACCATCTCCGAGCCAATAGCCAAGCAAATATGGAGACAAGATTCCATAATCCTTGTCATCTATAGCAAGGGGCTTGGCAACATCAATTGAAGTTCCAAGAAGATCTTGAGTGGTTACTGTCTTCTTAGACTTGTCCCTACGATTTCGGGAATTAACTACCCATTCGTGGTCGGCGTCAGCGATGATTTCAGACCCGTCACTGAATTTGACCTTGAAACAAGGTCGATCATTCATAACATCGAAGACTTCAAGTACATTAACAGGTTGACCTTGCTCGTTGAAGATAATGTCACCGACACGCAGCTCTCCCATTGTTGTCCAACCCTCTGGAGTTGGTACTTTCGTCACTGTGTGTAGTGCTTTGCCCACTGAGCGTGAGCACTGGTCAATCTGAAGAGTATCCGAACATCTCCACCACGCCACCTGGTATGGACGAGCGCGGAAACACCCATCAGTCTCCTCATCGACTGGAGCGTAGAGTGTAAGCTCTGCCAAGTCGATGCCGGATGGATCTTGGGTGATGGCGTACAGAGCGCATTCAGCGTCTGACAGGTTCTCTAACATGGATCACGCGTTCTTGAGCTTGAGGTACGTTGAGACAGAGCTTTCTGGCGATTCAATGAATGCCAACTCCATAGCTCCCAAGATGTAGGCGACCCTATACTCAAGGAAGTACGAGGGGTGCTTACCGAAAGCCTTGGAAATTACTTGCAAATCTACGATTGACGGTGTAGCCTTACCATTTAGGATTCGGTACACAAGATTGAAGTCCAATCCAACCTTGTTCGCCAAACCTCTGATGGAGAGATCTCCACGCAAGTGCTCAAGGGTCTCATCAATTGGCAAATACGAGTAGTCGTCAGCGATAAACTGGGTGTATCGTTCTGCCGATCGCTTGGGGTCCAATGTGGGACGAGGGCCAGGGCGGCCAAGAGTGGACTGATCCGACTTGAGTACGCTCTTGATGATCAACCCAAGGAGACCAATGTCAGCCTTGAATGCTGCTTCCCAATCCAAAGCCTGATATGCAGGGAACTGCTCCTTGATGAGACCCTTGCGGGTGCTCCAAGACATCTTCTTCCCATTAGCTTCAAATACAGATAGATCTACCATCACAACGCTCGAATCCAAATTTGTTGCCCACCCTGAAGTGCCTTCTCCTCATGAGGTTCAGCCTCCGGTGGAATCTCCTGCCTGAAAACTCTATCAATCTCGTCATACCGAGGATAAGCTTCTTCGACTAGCCACTTACGGATATCCTCAAGTCTACAGCGAACCTCTTCACGCTCCTGCTCATCGCAGTTGTCGTACAACTGGACCTTCCCTCGCAACTCCTGCCAGAGCTCAATGATGAGGTTGAATTCCTTATGGCGCTTGATGCCGAAGTGCTTAGCGCGAACTTGAAGCTCCTCAATGTATTTTGCAACATCTTCGGTGCCCTTCTGCTTGTCACGGCTAACCTTGTCGATCGACAACTTGTCTTTCGTGGCCCGCAGCTCAGCAGAGAAGTCCTTAATCTGGGACTGAATGACCTTGGTGTCGATCGGCTCATTCCAGTAGTTCTGTTCTGCAGAGAACCAGAGCGACCACCGTAGGATCAGATGCTCATTGATTACGATTCGGTCGAGGTCAGAAAGGTCGGAGACGTTAGTGAAAGAGTTGTCCTTGAAGTATCCGGTTACTCTGTCATTGAAGCTCTCAACCTCTGTCTTGTGGACATGATAGACGTTCCCTGAGGGTAGGGAGACAGGCCGCATGTCTTCCATGTGGTCAACTTCATTGACCTTATCTTCTAGCTCATCAAGTTCATCCATAGTACTTTCCTTCTTTAGACCTAGTCTTTCGACAGCTTTGATTCATTTTCAGAATCAATTCCACCTTCTGAATGGTGCTGGATCTAGCACAAGACCAGCATTAAGTGGTGCCAAGAACCAAAAGTAGGTCTCGAATACTTCACGCAAGGCGTCTTCTCCACTCTGCTCAAGGACCTGTCCGTACTGTCTCCAATGGAGTCCCATGTCCTCAGGGAGATTAGAGGCGTCGTAAGCTTGCTTGCCGTTAATCGCCTTTCGCTTGAAGTGCTCAAACGATCTATATGGGAAGTGACGAAGCTCCAGCCCACCAGTGATGCCATATCCTTCCTTAAGGGTGACACCATGGTTGCCCTGATGGATCACACAGCCTTCCTCCCACCGGAAAGCCACCTTAGGTAGAGCTTGAGCTTCTGGCTGTCTCCACTCAATGACCTCAAATGGATTCCCGACTTTATCGAGAGACGACGGGAAGTGATTTGTGATTGAACAGTTCACAACCCTGTAGTGATCCTGCAGTCCACGGAGAAACGGAGCGAGACGATCCTCGCGGGAGAACCAGATCTCATCTGCATCGAAGGGGACGATCCACGACGCACCTTCCCCATGGGCTTGGTTGGCCAACTTGGTCATCTTCTCTGACTGGTAGTATCCAAGTTCATCGTCGATCTCAAGGATAAGACGACAGCCTCTCTCTACGGCGTAATCGACGCACGAGAGGATCTTATCTCTAGTCCCGTCGGAAGACAGATTATCTGCGATAATGATCCCGTCGACACCCTCATCAATCAGATGCTTGATGACGTGATCCGCTACGTCTTCCTCATCTCGAAACATGGATACGGCCCAGATCTGTTCTTGTTCACTCATCAGTATCCCGTTCCCACTCTGCTCTGTCCGATATGTTCTACTCTTGGATCATCAAGCTTCTTGCCCCAATACGCAAAGCTGAATCCATCATGCAGCAGTTCAGCCGTGAAACTCTTCTCGCTTCCAGCAACTTGAGGCCAAGTGCGTTCTACCACGTTACGATGATACAGTGATGGATTCGTGGTAAAGAAGTTACTGTGAACCGTCACGTCATGACCATCTATCTCCATGTCGGTGTACAAATCGGGCCACATCTCCACAATGCCACCAGCATCCTTCTCTTCTGGACTCCAAGCCTGCCTCTTGAGTGCGACTTGGGCCAAGGTTGGAAGACTGTCATCCAAAGCGGAAGCGAACAAGACATCTCCCATGGCCTGGATTGGCAGGGTTCCGATTGGACTCAGATCAAAATCATCCTCCAAATGAAAGATGTAAGTTGAGTGTCCGATGTTGTTCCAACCAAGCTGAATAGCACCATGGAAGCCGAGTTTACGACCTGCCGTTAGGATCTCAAAGTCGGGATACGCAGCTATCAACTCACGACGGAATCCCTTGTTGAGGGAATCGCATACCATCAGCTTCCTGTACGGAACAATCTCCTCCGGCCACGTCGCCCTAAGGCTAGCCACGGTCTGCGCCAGACAATCCCCACGACCATCAGTGATCACCATGATTGTGAAATTCATCCCGCACCCCTGATGTGATTCCACACGATGGGATGGACAACTGAGTTCCAACCTTGAGGAAGTTGATAGTCCTTCTTACTCAGAAAAAGAATGTTCTGCTTATACCAAGGCTCAACGTCAGAATTATCCCACGTCAACTTCCTAATGAAATCCGACACATACTTGAACCCATGAGACTGAAACTTCTCAACCCAATAGTCAGGCCACTGCTCGTTAAGGTGTCCGACGCCCCCCTGACCCGGAATCGCTGCCGAGAACAGAAGGTGATCCGCAGATCCAGCCACCTGGGCCACGTACGCATCTGCATTATTGGGGTGAACATGCTCCGCTACTTCCAAAGACACTGCCAGGTCCCACTTGCCCTCCACCGGATCAAGCGAATCGAAATTGATGGATCCAAACTCAGCATCATCGATCAACAACCTTGATCGGTCCACATACTCCCCATCAAATCCCTTAACCTTGAACCCGTCCTCTTTAAAGGCTCTCAGCCAAGCCCCCTGTCCGCATCCCCAATCAACCACACTAAGATCAGACACACTCAGATGTTTGTTGAGAGTTTGACGAACAACAGGAACAATAACCTTAGCGGACTTGTAGCTACCATCATTTATCATGTCAAAAAACTCATCATTGTAAATCATACCGTCATCCTTCTGGTTTGTAGCCATTCGTTCCTACATGTTCGACACAATCGTCTCAAATTGGGATAGGTATATGTGTTCTCGGGAGTGAAAGAATGACCCTTAGTGCAAGCCTCAGATTGAGGACGAATAGAACGAGGGATTCGTCGTGAGTTCTCCGCGGGAGTAACCGGTTCTAGATGATCCGGATTTACACAATTGCGAATTCGACATAGGTGATCCAAATGCAGTTCACTCGACACCGCTCCAACCAAATGCTCATAACCCCACCGATGGGCGCTTGCAACTTTCTTTCCTTGATCATGAAATTGCCCATACCCAGTAGCTTGAAATAAGCAAGCCGTCCACAACCAACAAGGGCCCAACTCGGGTGCATAGACAGGGATCGGACCATTCTTGTCGACCTTATCCATCCATCTAGACAAAGAAGATTGACGATCTGTCCTACCCGTCCGCTTAAGCCTTTGATAATGCTTAGAGCACAGACCGCGAGCGATAGCACATAGATCGCAATCCTCCACGGAGCTGTCATACTGTGTCATCTATTACTCCAAGCTTCCTTATTAGCGTTCTTGATGTTATTATACCACATCTTTTGCAGTGATGCATCACTGTTTCTACCTTTTTCATTAACATGTACCTTATAGACTGCATCAGGACACTTGCCGATGGTGGCCCCAGCGCAGTACATCCGAAGCCACAAGTCCCAATCCTCATAGATGGGTTGATCCATAAAGCCATTGACCTCAATGAACTTGGCAGTATCGATCATTGCGCCAATCACAATGAAATTGCCTTCGATAAGGGACTTCTCGGGGATTA